CGTAGATGCGCACCTGTAGTTGGTCGCCGGCGACCATGTCGGACACGTCGAGGAACACCTGGAAGACGCCGTCGGTGGTATCGGCGTCCGGGCCCGACGTGTCGGTGGTGCACGAATGCTCGGTCGCGCCGACCGCTTCCGTGCCGCTGTAGAGTTCTGCGATGGCCATGAGGGTCAGCCTCCGATGCCGACGACGGTGGCGTGATAGCCCGTGTCGGGCGCGTTGTTGCAGCGCATCCTGATGTAGATGTTCGCGCCGGCCGGGACGGGGTTGTATGCCGCGCACGCCAGCATCTGGGTCTGGGCCGCGAGGCCCGCGGTCTCGCCCGTCGTGCCGCCGTGCATCACCTTGAACATCGAATGTTTGTTGGTGCCGTCGCCCCAGGCCACCTCGATGTAGGTGTATTCGGCGGTGATCGTGGCGTTATCGATGCCGTAGCCCACTTGAAACCACCACAGCGGCAACGTGACCGCGCCGAGGTCCACCCACGATCCGTCGGCCGCATTCCCCGGCGTCACGCTCTGCCCGCTCGAGTTCGTGATGGTGCCGAACGTCTGCGAGAACGTGCCGACGGGGACGTGCTCGGGCCGCGAGGGCTGACCGTAGAACCGCGCCATCACGCGCACGGTGCCCGCCGTGGCGTTACTGCCCTGAATCCGCACAGCGACCGACGACCCGGCCTTGACGAAGATCGGGAAGATGAACTCCCGCGCGCCCGCCGCAGTGAGCGCCGGGGCCGCACCCACCTGCAGATTCGACAGGAACGCCGTGTAGCTGGTGCCGCCCGCTGGATCGATGCCGATGTCAAGCAGGTGATTCTTCGCCGCTGTGGAGGTGGCGCCGCTGTGAACCTGCACGTACAGCCAGTAGCAGTCCTGCGCGATGTTCGCGCTGCTGGCGATCTGCGTCCACGAGCCCTCGGAGTTCGACGCACCAGGCGTGACGGATGTGCCGGCGGTCGACGCTGGGTTCGTGCCCCAATTGTCGTAGGTGAAGTTGTAGGCGCTCAGGCCCACGGGCATCAGAGGCATCAGCTGACCCCCGTCACCGGATCGGCCGCCGCGTCGGTGGCCAGCGTCTTCGTGTAGTCGGTCGTGCTGTCATCCGGCTTCAACACGGTGAGCGTCGCCCCGCTGATGGAGAACTCCACCTTGTTCGGGTCGACGTGCAACCACTCGGTGCCGCTCACCAGCGCGTCATAGACCGCCGCCGGGACCACCAGGAACTCGCGCCACACGGGCAGTGCGCCGGACTCGGCGACCGCGACCAGCAGCACGCCGAGTGTGTTGGTATCCGTGGTGTTGAGCGGCACCTCGTACCAGCCCGCCTCTTCGTGCGTGGCGCTGTTGGTGTCGTTCTTCTGCGCCCAGGCGCCGCCGTTCTTCTTCAGCCGCACGTCGGCTTGGCTGATGGTGAGGCCGGTTTCGGCGGTGACGCCGTCGGTGCTGTCGACGAACGGGCCGAGCCCGATGTCGACGGCGGTGCTCTGTCGGAGCCAGGTGGCCATTACTGTTGCCTCATTCGATAGTGGTGCATCGCCAGCGCCACGACGCCACCGCCGCCCGCGTCATGCGCGAGCACGATACCCATCGCGGCGTAACTGGGTGCCGTGGCAATGCTCCACGACAGCGACCCGTCGCCATACTGCAAGTTGAAGCCGGACTCGGCCGCCGACGATGCGCGCTCCACCAGCAGCGTGTCTGACTCCGTCGCATCGCCCACGCCGCCCGAGAAGAAATACACGCCCGCGATCCCGACGTCAGAACCCGACACCGTGAGCGACAGCGACGGCGACGCACTCGCCCCGCTGCCGCCATCGGATGACGCCGTCGGCGTGGTCTGGTCGACGTCGGTCCACGCCTGAGCCACGCTCACCAGCTCCGTCCAGGGCCCTGCGCTGAACGCAATCGATACATCGTTCGCGCCGGTCGCCGGGTTCACGAGCACGTAGGTTTCGATGATGCCGATCGACCCGCCGAGCGCCCCGTACGTGCTGCCGACCTTGGTCATCGACACGCCGTTGTAGGTGACGCCCGTGACCGCGCCGCCGCCCGTGTCAAACGCCGACACCTGCACCACGAGCGCACGCCGCGCGCCCGTGGCCGGGACCGTGTGGCTGTAGGCGTACGGCGATGACTGGTTGGCCGTGCCAGAGAGCGTCGCCGTGCCTGACGTGGTCGGCATCTATTCCACGCCGAGCGCGCGCAGCTCGTAGAGCCCGCGCACCCACCAATTGCCCATCCGCGCCGGGTTCACGCGGTACTTCGGGAGGTAGGTCGTCGACCGCGTGTAGTTGTCGAGCGCGCGATGCGCTGTAACGGTCATCTGCGCGATCCGGGCGTCGACCGCCGCCGTCGACTCGCCGCGCGCGATCTTCGCGGCCCGGCCGAACGCCAGCAGGCCCGCCACGTCGAGCGCGTGCGCCATGTGCGCCTCGTCCGGCCCGGCGTCGCCGATGGTCGTCTCGGTCAGATACCGCGGGAACGTCAGGCCGGTGAACTCCGGATGCGCGTCGCTGCCCGGATAGAAGCCGTGCCGGTCGAGGTAGTCGGCATACGCCGCCGCCTGCCGGTAGACCTGCGCCGCGGTGTCCGGGGCCAGCGCCACCAGTCGGCGGCACGCCTGGAAGTAGAGCGCCGCCATCCACGGCGAGCTGACTGGGTCGGTCGGCGTCGTGCCGCCGGGGCCGCCGCCCTCGTGTTTCGTGTAGCTCACACGGGGCGCGCCCTGGTTGCCGGTCGCGGCGACGACCGCATCCCACTGATCGAGCAGCGCCCGCGCCCGCACCAGCGCCGGGGCGTGCGCCGTCATGGCGTAGTAGCTGATCGCCGCCTCGAGACTGAACGCCATTTCACGCTCGGTCCACAGCGCCGCGCTGCCGAGGTTCGCCACGTTCGGCCAGTCCGCCTCCCAGGCGGCGTAGATGCGATCGGCGATGGGCCGCGCGGCGGCGAGCGTCATCTCGCCCGCGTCGACCGCGAGGGCCAGCGGCGTGATGTAACTGTATTTCGTATCGCCCTGCCCCTTCGGCGTGAAGATGCCGGCGGCGTTGATGCGCGCGGCATACCACGCGAGGTCGATGCGGAACTGCGCCAACCACTGCGGGTCGCCCGTGAGCTGATACAGCCGATACCCGACCGTCGCGCGATCGAACAGCCACGGCTCCGAGGTTGTCTCGGTGTAGTCCCAGCGGCCATATGCCTCGGTGAACCGGGCGTCGATGGCGTGCCCGCCGTGGTTCCAATTCCGCTTCCACGTCTGCGCGAAGTCGAGCAGGCGGCCGAGCAGCCCAGACGACGGCGGCGGCGGGGGCGGCGGGTCCGCGCACGCCTCGGTCGCCGTCCGCGTCTCCGGCGACAGCGGGCAGGCCGCGCCGCCGTTGGCGGGCGCCTGCGTCACCGTGAAGACGCGCCGCTCCTGGTAGGTGCGCGTGCCGCCCGCACACTCGGACTCGCTGCCGGCGACGCGTTCCCACGGGCCCCAGGTGCCCGCACAGTCCACGGGCGTCGGGGGCGGGGGCGGCGGCGGCGCGGCGTTGCCGGTCACCGCGATCCGCTCGTTCGCGGTCACGATGTCGTAGACGCCATCGGGCAGTTGCGAGGCCCGCTCATCGGCTTCCTTGAGGTCGCTGTGTGAACTGACGATCTCGGTGCCCTTGACAACCTGATGCCGCCCGATGCGTGTAATCGCGATACCCATGTCGACTCCTTAAAACGTGACCTTGACCGCGGCCTGCACCTTGCGGCCATCCTTGACCGCGGCGCGCACCGATGCCTCGACGGTCCATCCGCGCTTCGTCAAGAACGCGGCGCCCACTTCGGCGCCCGCCTCGTCGAGCACGACCGCCACGACGCCGCGCCGGCCTTCCGGAACGGTCATCGCCTGCCGCTCGATGGCGTCGAGGCCCGCGCGGAGCAGCGTGCCCGCCTCCGTGCGGCGCTCGATGGGTTGCGGAGAAGAAAGGCCAACCACTGCAGGAAGGACTGCAGACGCCCCGGAACCCCCGCCACGCGCGGGGGCCCCTCCCAGGGGACGCGGCCAAAACCAATGCCCGGCCACCAGGCCGAACGCGAACGTGACGACCTGCCAGCGGTCCGACAGCGCCCACACGATTTCGCTGATCGTGTCGCCGGGCGCGGCGTTGTTGAGCGTGTACGCCTCGTAGCCGAGCAGCGCCACGACCAGCGCGCCGAAGATGCGACGCGGCGTCACAGGCGGCGCAGCACGTCGTCGGACGGCTCCTCCGGCGGAAGCGGCGCCTTCTTGAGTTCGAGCGCGGCGCCGATGACGGCCTGAATGGCGGCGCCGATCGCCACCGCCTTCACCACGTTCATGAAACCGGCGTCGAGGTTGAAGTCGGCCGGGTCGATGATGATCACCGACAGGCCGGTCGACACGGTGGATGCCGCGCCGGCAATCGCCGCCCCGACCCAGCCACGCAGCCACGTCCGCACCGCGCGATTCATCGCGGCACCTCCGGACAGAAACGCACCTCGGTCGAGCCGCCGAACGCCTTCGGCACGCGGCCGACCATGCAGCCGGTGAGTCCGGCCGACTCGATGAGCGCCTTCAATTCCGGCACGGCCAGATGCCGCACGTCGGACGCGTTCACCTTGGCCTGTTCGGCTTCGGCCTTCGCGTCGAGCGCGCCATCGCGGGCGGCCAGCGCCAGCGCGGCCACGGCGTCGACCTTCGCTGAGAGCGCGGCAATCGCGTCGAGCACCGGCTGGAGGTTCACGGCCGGCGCCGGCGTCACACCGCCGCCCGTGCCACCACCGCCGCCGGTTCCGCCGCCAGGCGCGCCAGACGGCGCCGGCGGTTGCACCCATATCGCCGTGCCGGCCCGGCCGATCGTTGCGTAGTCGGTGATCTCGCTCCACACGACCGACGGCGACGCGCCGCCGCAGTTGCCGCACACGTCCCACGCGGCGACCATCCGCGGGTTCCCCGGATCCAGTAGGTACGTGATCACGTCCATGCTGACGTCGGCGGGATTGCCGCGTTTGCCGTTCAGGCCGAACCGCGGATCGATCGCGTGCAGCACCGCGGCGGCCTCGCGGATCCAGTCGTACTCACACCCGGACCCAGCCCGGTGCGCGCACGCCCACGCGTTCGGGAAGTCGCGCGCGACCCGCTCGAGCACCGGCACGGCCGACGCCTTGAGATTGGCCGGCGGCCTCGTCAAGACCTGCGCCTCGGCCGCCACGGCCGCCAGCAGCGCCACGATCACGAATACGAATCTCATGCGGTCACCCCCAAAGCGCGCTCGACGGCCGCGCGCGCGTGCGGCATGTCACTCAGTCCCACCAGGCCCGACTCCGGGCGCGAGTTCCAGAGGAACCCGATCAGTGCCACCCACTGCGGACGCTGCAACATCCAGGCGTAGCCTTCCGCCCAACCAGGCGCCGGATCGGCGCTCGTCTCGCGCCAGCGCGGGCCCTGCTGGGCGCTCGTCGCCTTGCACCAGCGCGCGATCAGCACCAGCGGGTGCCGCGCGTGCCGCTCGGTCTCGAGCAGCAGCGGCGCGAAGTCTTCGAACCGCTGGCCGTCGACCGGATAGGCGTCGATGCCGACAAACGCCGTCGACCGAGGCGGCTGCCGGTCGGGCGTGACCCGGTGCGTGATCCACAGCACCGGCTTGCCGGTTTCGGCCACGATCTGCTCGTGCTGCCGGCCCAGGTAGTCGCGCAGGATGTGCACGCCGTCTGGATGGCCCGCCGGCAGGCCGTAGGGCTCGAACTCGCCCGCATCGAACCGCTCGAACCACTCCTCGCCGTAGACGAACGCGGCCACGCGCGGCCACCAGCCGGCCGCCTCGAGCTGCGCCTTGACGCGCCGCGCAATGGACGCAGCCGGTTCCAGCGGCGACTCGTGGAACCCGATCTGCACGATCCAGTCGAAGGGCGCCGGCGGCAGCGCCGGCAGCGGCTGCGCCGGGTCGAGCATGCCCAGCGACATCCACGCCGGCGGCGCGGCCTGCCCGATGTAGCCGCCGATCGGCTTCACGCGAGTCTCCGCACGCCAATCACATCCGCCGCGGGAAAGGGCGCGATCGAGATGGCGTTCCCCTGGTTGCCGCCGAGGACGTACACGCGGTCACCAACGAGGCCCGCGTAGAGTCCGACGTGGCCCTGGGCCGGGTTGGTGCCGCGCCTCAGCACCACCACGTCCTGGCCGGGATACGCGTCCTTCAGCTCGATCACGGTGCCGACATGCAGCCACGAGCGCGCGGCCGCCGACTTCGAGCGCGGCAGCTGCAGCAGCCACGCCACGAGGTTCAGCCAGGAGGAGCACCACGGGACCTCGTCGGCCTGGTCGGGCCCGAGACCGCACAGCATGTGCGCCCACTGAATCGCCGGGTGTTGCTGCGCGCCGGGCAGCTCCTTCACCTCACCGACGAACCGCTGCGCCAGCTCGTAGGCCGTCACCGCGCGCCTCGCTTCTCGCTGGCCTCGAGGTGTCGCTCCAGGCGCAGCAGGATCTCGCCCTGGGTATTGATGCGACCTTCGAGCCGCACCAGCCAGACGATCACGCCGATGACGCCGCCGATCACCGTCACCGCGATCCCCAGCTCGGGCGTCGTCATGGTGAGAGCGAACGTGGAGGCGCCGGCGTAGACCGCCAGCTCGCCTGCCGCCCGGCCGACGCTCACCGGCGCGTCCGCCGGCATCACTGCGCACCCCCGGGCGTCGCCGCCGGCGTCAGGCGGCCGTCGTCGTGCAGCGTCCAGGCCTTGCGCGGGTCGAAGCGGTACCGCTCCGCCATGCTGCGCACCATGCTGATCTGGGCCTCGACGGCCTCCGAGACGGCCAGCTTCGCGCGGAGCACGGCCGCCTCGGCCTGGCGAATCGCGTCCTCGCGGGCCTCGATGGCGTCGCGCCAGATCGCGGCGTCCTCGGCGCTGAACTGGATGGCTTGAAACTCCGGGGGCAGCGGAGCCGCCGCCGTACGCTCACGCTTCGCCATGTCGTCCTTTCTCGAAGAAACCCCCGGTCCCGGGCCGTCCATGGCAGTGTCGGAACTGGAGGTTCCCCATGCGTGTATTGACTTTCGCCCTGCTCCTCGTGGCCGCGGCCGCGGCGGACGCCCAGACGCTCGCGCCCCAGGCGGCGACCCCGATCGACGTGCTCGCCGGCGCCGACCTGGTCGGCCCGATCACCTTGACCCCGGAAAAGCCCGGCGACGAGCTGCTGTTCCGCTCGAAGCTGTGGCGGAACGTGGTGTTCGTGGCCGTGCCGCACCCGACCAAGTCGGGCCCGCTCGGCGTGTACCCCGTGCCCGGGCTGTGCGTCGAGGCGTCGCAGGCTTTCGCCCAGCCCGACGTGGCCCTGGTCATCGCCGACACCGATGGCGATGGGAAGGCCGACGTCATCGGCACGAGCCCGAACGGCGTGGCGCAGGTCCTGAAGGGCATCGGTCTATCCGCGTGCCGCTGACGCGGCCTCCAGCGTCTCGAGCCGCGCCGCCAGCGCCTTGATGGCGGCCGCGGTGTAACCGAACGCGTTGACCGGGTCGAACGCGGTCTGCCCGTAGCGCGTGAATTCCGGCGACTCCTCCGCCATGATGCCGACGTGCGTCGTGTCCGGATCCTGCTCGCGGTACTGGAACCGATAGAGCGGGGTTCGGAGGATCAGCGCCAGCGCGCCGGCGGCATCGTCGAACGCCGCGATCGCGCGCTTGGTGGCCCGGGTCGACGTCTGCGTGCCGATCACCGTGCCCGCGTTGTCCGCGACGGTCGAGTTGTCCTCCGTCGGCTGCGCCGTGTGCACACGGACGTCGCCCGATATGTCGACCCAGATGTAGCGCGAGGTGCCATCGCGGCGCGTGAAGAGCACGCATCCGGTGGCGCCGCTGCCGGACGTGTTCCGGCCGACCGCGAGCAGGGGGCCGCCGAAGCCCCCGGTGCCGCGCGCCATATCCGACAGCCCGAGGGTCTGCGTCGAGATGTAGGCGCGCGCCGCACCGCCGGTGGCGATGCCGATGATGTCGGACGCGCTGCGATAGAGCCCCGTGTCGGCGTCCGACTGGAAGGTCACGCTCGGCGCCGCGGCGCTGCCGTTGGCCATCGGGATCGACGTCACCGTCGAATTCAGATAGGTGTGCGTCCCGGCGCTGTCGATGGCGTACCGCTGCGTCGACCCGCCGGTGAAAAGCCGGAACGGCCCGCTCGCGTCAGACGCCGCCAGGTTCAGCCCACCGGCGCCGGTCGCGTCGATGGTGACGCCCGACTGGTAGGTCGTGCCGACGCTGGTGTAGCCCGACGACATCGCCATCAACCGCAGCAGCGTCGCCGTGGCGTTGTTGCCCAGGCGAACCTCCGAGTAGTTACCCGTGCCACTCGTGGTGTTGCGGACGGCGATCACATTCGCGCCGGTGCCGCCGGCGCTGAAGTTGTGGACGCCGAAGCCCTCCGCGGCGAGCAGCCCGCCCAGCGTCATGGTGGCGTAGCTGCCGCCGCCGCTGAACATCTGGTCGATCGCGGCGTAGATGTCCTGCAGGCGCGCGTTGTTGATCAGTGTGCCGTCGCCGACAGGGGTGGTCGGCGTGCCGGTGTCGTTCGTCCAGGTGGTGCGGGTGATCGTAGATGCGGCCATAGCGTCAGCTCAGGACCCCGAGCAGGTCGAACAGGTTCACGCCGACGGTGCTGCGCGCCGACAGGCTCACGTTGAAGAACGGCTCAGACTCGGCCATCGACGAGAACGCGGAGACCGTGACCTGCTGCACGCGGTAGTCGCCCGAGACCGTCATCGGCGACGTCACGTTCGCCTCCAGCACGGCGCCCACCTCGTGCCGGAGCATCTGGGCGGCCGGCAGGGCCACGCCATCGACTGTCAGCGTCACCAGGGGATCCTTCAGGAGCGTGAGGTGCGCCCCGGCCATCGCGGTGGCCTCGGCCAGCGACCAGTCCTCGTTCGCAATCGAGTGCGTCGCGATGCCAGAGCGGCCGCCGCCCAGCGTGGTCGCCAGGTCGCTCTGCGCCGTCGCGTCGTTCGCCTCGACGTAGACCTGCACCAGGGTGCCTTGCGCGATGTCGTCGGTCACGCCCGTGCAGCCCGTCAGGGTGCCGGCCCCGGACGTGGTCGACCGGCCCGTGTAGGCGACCGGCCCCATGCCGGCGACCCACACGCTGCCGCTGTCGGCGAAGATGCTGCAGTCGGCGACCGGTATCGTGGCGGACAGATACCGCACCAGCTCGGTCGTCTGCGCGCCCTTGCCGCGGGCCCGCACGCGCGTGCGCACCTGATCGAGCGCCTTCTCCCTGATGACGCGGCGCTGGTCGCTGCTGTTGACCAGCGTCAGCGTCAAGCCGTCCGGGAAGCTGGTGGCGATGTCGACGCGCTTGAACGGCGTCAACCGGATGAAGGCGCCGGCGCCGTTGTTGGCCCCCTTCGCCACCCGACGCAGCACGTCGCCCAGGGGCTCGTCGTCGCACGTGATGCTGATGTCGCCCAGCGTCTGCGGCAGATACCCGGGCAGGAACCCGCCGTCGCTGTAGGTGGCCAGGAGTCTCGCCACCACGCTGTTCACGCCGCCCGCGAAGGTGCCCGTCACGCGCGCGTAGCGGTTCAGGAGCCACCACCAGTCTGAGCAGGCGCACTCCCACTTCACCAGCTGGCCGTTCACGACGGACCGCACGCGCTGCACGGTGCCCCCGAAGAAGAGCTCGCCGCCGAGCGTCAGGAGCACGTCCTGGCCCTCGTCGGGTTCCGTGCCGCCGAGCGTAAGGGTCAGCGTCTGGTCGCCGTCGAGGGTCTTCGAGAGTGTGAACCCGACGTTCTGCTGCGCATCCGTCCGGGTCACGCCGCCGATGGCCACGGCGAACGTACGCGCGGCCAGGCCGGCGTAGGTCACGCCAGCACGGCACGCGTTCGACCGGGCGGTGTAGGCCATCGGTTAGGCGACCTCGCGCAGGTTGCGCAGAAAGAACAGCACCTCGCGCCGGATCGGCAGCGCCTGGCCGCCCGATCCGGTGGCAGTGAACTGAAGTAGCAGCCGGCGCTCGGCGAAGGTCAGGTCGCCCTCGTCCGCCTGCAGCGCCAGGTCGGTGTTGGAGATCACCAGCGAGAACGCGCCGTCGGTCAGCGTGCCGCCGTTGGTGTTCCGCACGTCGCGGTTCGAGAAGACGGTGGCGCCCCCGGTGGCGGCGACCAGCGTGGCCGTCACCGCCGAGACGCTCGCCGCGGGCAGGGCGGCGCCCGTCTCGTTCTTCAGCGTCACCGAATAGGGGAACGTGCCCTTTTCGGGGATCGCTTCTGCCGCGCTGAACTCGACGCGGCCGCCGCCCTGGTCCGTCGCCATGGTCTACGAGCCCGCCGTCAGCGTGAGGTCGTAGGTGACCTGCAGCGAGTCGCTGCCGGCAACCAGGTTGACGGCCGAGAACACCGAGCGGTCGAGCAGCACGCCGCCGCCCGTGGCCGCCTGGCTGAAGATGCCGTGCTCGGTGATGGCACGCGTCCCGCCCGAGTCCGGCGAATAGGTGCCGACCGTGCGGTAGACGTTCGCGCCGTTCTCGGTGGTGCTGCCCGTGGGGCGCGTGTTGTCGCTGGCGTACTGCGTGGACTCTTCGGTGACCAGCGCGGTGTCGCCCGAGGCCTCGGCGGTCGTGCCGGTGCCGAAGCCGTGATACTTCATGTTCTCGAGCTCGACGAGGTTCTGGAACGCGTCGACGATGTAACCGACGCCCGCCGTCGTCACCACGCGCGTCGAGAGCGTGCCGTAGACGGTCACCTCGCCCCCGAAGGCGGCGGCCAGCTCGTGCACCGGCACGTTGTCGCGCAGCGCCGTCAGCAGGCGCGCCAGGCGTTCCGGCGCGAGACCGGCGGGGCGCCGGTAAACGGCGCCCGCGAGGCGCGCGTCCGCGTGCGCGATCCCAGGGATCAGCCCGGTGAACAGCTGCGCGGTGGCCAGCTTCGGAAGGTCCCGGCGGCGATACCGGAACCAGTTCTGCAGGTGCCAGCGGAGGCCGGGGCCGGCCACCACGGGCGCGGCGCGCAGCGGGCCGAGGTCGCGCACGACCTGCGCGGCGCGAGTGCTCGACGGAGCGGTGTGACGGGTGATCTGCATCGGGCTACTCCTGCACCGGCCCGCCGGGCACCTTCGCATCGAGCGCGGTGATGGCGGCCGTGATGTTCTCGCCGACGGCGCCGAGCGAGTCCCCGGTCTCCGGGTTGGTGACCACGACGCGCCGCGCGGCGGTGCCGGGCGTAGGCGTCGTGATGACGTAGGTGGCGCGGGAGCCCACGCGAGCCACGATGGCGTTCAGGCGGTCAGCGTTTGTCAACATGCGGTCTCTCCTCAGTAGGCCCCGGCGATATTCAGGCGGCCGCGCAGGCCCAGGCGGCGCATCACGGCTTCGCTCACCGTGTCCGCGAGCTGCTGCTGGCTGGCGTAGTCGCCGACGAGCGCCCCGCGCGCGTCGACGTGGATGGACACGCCCCCGCCACCGCCGCCGCCGAACGCCTGCTCCTGGCGCATCTGCGCCTCGGTCTGCACCCGTTCGCGGCCGTGCAGGATGGCCCAGCGGCCGGCGCCGAAGTCCCGGATCCCCGCACTGCCCCCGGCGTAGCTTTCGTACGTGTCGCCCGCGCCGTTGCGGAAGTCCCGGCCGCGGCCGCCACCACCGCCGCCACCACCATCGCCGCGCTCGCGGTAGTTCACGTCCACGTCGACGTTGCGGGGGATCCTGTCGGTCGCGGCCGCCGTCGCGAGGATGCGGTCGATCAACTTCGACAGTTTGTCCATCACGGCGCCGATCTTGTCGTTCAGCGTCTCCGCGAACGGCACCTGGGACATGTCGGTGAAGGCCTCGCCGTTCTTGTCGATCAGCGTGCCGGCCTCGATCATCTTGCGGACGATCGGCTCCCACTCCTTCGGGACCGTGGTGCCCGTCTCGATCGCGCGCTGGATGAAGGCCCCGAGCTCGTCGCCGGCGCCGGCGATGATGTCTTCCATCGACACGCCGATCTGGAGCATCGCCTCGATTTTTTCGGTGAAGGCGGCGGCCTCTTCGTCCATCTGGGCCTGCTTGAACGCCTGGCCGGCCTTGTCGGCACTGATGCCGAACTCCTCCATGGCCGCCTTCCCGAGCTGCATCATCTTCTGGTGCTTGTCGAGGCCATCGACCAGGTTCTCGAGGGCGCGCTGCATCGACTTCGCGTCTTTCGCGTTGTAGATGGCCTGCATCGACAGGCCCGCCTCCGCGGCGCGCTGCGCGATGACCGTGAGGCTCTCCCCGGCCTGCCGCGTGAACTGCCGCAGCATCTCGGAGGCTTCCTTGGATCCGGCGTTCGTGAACCAGCGCATGAAGGCGCTGCCGGCGGTGCCCGCGAACGATCCGATCGCGCCGCCGAGCGCCGCGCCGAGGGCCCCGGCGTAATAGCGGCCGATCGAGGCGCCCAGCGCCGCGCCGGCCTGGCTGACCATGGCCTTGATCGCGCCGCCCACGTCGCCGCCGCTTTCGAAGGCGCGCGCCAGCGACGCCGGCGCGGCGGCGATCACCGCCACCAAGCCGTCACGGATGTCCTGGCCGAGATACCCGACGTTCGTGCGGGCTTCCGCGACGCCGGCGTGGAAGGTCGCCCAGGTGTCGTTGAAGCGGATCCCAGCCATGGCCGTCATCGACTGCCGGACCTCGTCGATCAGCTCCCGGGTGTCGGTCAGGCCCTCGGTGACGACGTTCAGATAGCCGCCGGTGGTGACGCCGAACACCTTCACGGAGTCGCGGAACGCCTTGATCGCCTCGTCGGCGGCCTTCGTCTTCTCGGCGGCCGCCTTCGCGTTGTCCCCGTAGACGCCGACGACACGCGCGATCGACTCGACCGCCGGTTGCGCCTGGCCCTTGATCTCCTGCCGCATGCCCTGATAGGTCTGCTGCAGCGCGTTGCCGGCCTCGACGGCCTTCTGCTTCAGCCAGCCCGCGGCATCGCCGATGCCCTTCATGGCGCTGCCGACAATCGGCACCTTCGAGGCGGTCTCGGCCAGGCCCGACAGGAACGAGAACAGGGCCTCCTTGGCGCTGTTGAACGCGCCGAGCAGCTCCTGGCCGAACCACTGCGCCACCACCGACGCGACCTGCGCGGTCTGGCCGAGCCACTCCACCAGCTGCGTCAGGATCGGCAGCATCGGGGCGAGCACCGTGCCCAGCAGATTCATGCCGGCGGTCTCGAGGTGGCCCAGGGCGTCGCCGAGGTTGTCGCCGGCCGCCACCAGGTCCTCCGACATGACCATCCCCATGTCTTCGAACTTCTGGGTGGTCTCGCCGAGCTTGCCGTCGAGGGCGGCCAGGATCTCCTTGCCGCCCTTGCCGAAGATCTCCTGGGCGGCCGTGGCCCGCTCCATGGGGTTCTGGATGCCCGCCACCGCGTCGGCGATCTTCGTGAACGCGGCGTCGGGCGCCATCTTCACGAGGTCGTTCGCCTTCAGGCCGAGCTGCGCCAGGGCGTTCACCGCGCCGGCGTCGCCGCCCACCAGGCGGCGCCCCATTTCCCCGATCGCGTTGCCGACGGTATCGATCCCGACCCCGGCATCCTTGAAGGCCAGTTCGAACTTCTGCACGGCGCTGGTGCTGAGGCCCAGCTTCGCCGCGGTGTCGGTGACGCGGCCCGTGAAGTCGGTGAACTTCCCGATCGCCTTGGTGACCGCCTCGACGGCGAACGCCCCCGCGATGGCGTTCTTGATCACGCCCATGGCACGGCCGACGTTGCCCGAGATGCCGGACACGGCGGGGGTGATCTTGTCGACGACCGCGAGAATCGCGGTCAGGGTGCCCAGGTTCATCGGGTGCGGGTCCTCAGTCGGTCGGTCTCGTGTGCGATCACCAGGTCGAAGATCTCGTTCTCGCCTTCGCGCGGTACGTCCTTGTCAGACTCGGCCGCTTGCCACTTCGCAAACCAGAACGCGTAGTCGCGTTCTTCGAGCACCTGCGCCACCAGGTCCGGCGCCTTCCGCAGCTCCTTCAGCGCCGCCGTGGGGCGCAGGCCGAAGGCCTCACAGAGGCGGCTGACGATCAGGCCCTCGGTGGCGCGGCCGCGGCGCCCCTTGCTGGCCAGGTAGTCGTGCAGCCGCCTCAGTCGTTTTTTCTGTCGGCCTCCGTCTCGAACAGACCCGGGCGCGCCAGGCGCAGGATGGCCGTGGCGATGCCGTCCACCACTTCGGGCTCGAAGTCGTCGATCAGCTCGTAGCTCTTCGCGCCGCCGTCGATCGTCTCGATGCCGGCGATGCAGAGCTCGCGCGCGTCGTAGGCGGCCAGGGGGTTGCGCCGCTTCTCGGCCTCGACAGCCTCGCGCAGCGTGGCCTTCTTGGCTTCGGCGCGGTCCTGGGCCTCCTCGACGAGCTTCTGGAACTCGCTCACGACGTCGGCGCCGCCGTAGGCCTTGACGGTCTGCACGCTCGCGCGCTGCTTCGCGTCGGCCGCCTCCTCGAGGCGGCGCCAGCCCAGGCGCTTGATGACGACCTCGCCCGGGCCGTAGTAGCTCGTGAGCGTCGCCAGGCAGGCGCCGGTGCGAACGTCGGTGATGGTGGTCGTGCGGGTCTGGGGCATCGGTCGATCTCCTGCGTGGGGGCATGCGCCAGGCGGCGGGCCACGCGCGGCCGCCTGGGGGTGTGCGCCTCGCCGGGCGCGAACGCTCAGGCCTCGGTGACGGCTCCCGTCGGCTGCAGCGTCACGCTGTACTTGTGCAGCGCGGCGCGGCCGAGCTTCCGGCCGTACTTGGCGATCAGGACCTCGACGCTGGTGCTCTTCGTCGATCCGTAGACGCACTGCCAGGTGCGCGTGGCCTGCGACGGGCCGCTGGCCGTGGTGACGTACATCGCGTCGGGCCCGCTCGACGACGTGTCGTCGTAGAGGCCGCCCTGAACGATCGGCGCCATGCGCTTCACGCCGGTGGCCAGGGATTCGAACCACGAGTCGCCGAAGCTGTGCGACTCCTCGAGGATCGATTCGATCTCGACGTCGTTGATGTCGAGCGTGTGCTGGGTCATGTCGAGCGGCGTGCCGCCCGAGTTGTCGACGTTGATGGTGACGCTGTTGCTGCCGTATTTTGCCAAGTTACTTACCTCGCGCTATAGTTGGACGTATGTCCAATCGACGGTGCGCCTGTGGCTGCGGCCTGATGGCCGGCGCGAGAGGCAAGTTTCATCACGGGCATCGCCCGCCCGAGACGCTCGACCAACGTGCAACGCTCTGCGAGTGCGGCTGCGGTCAGTCGCTGCCCCAGACGCGCGCCGGGCGCTACTACCACGCTCGGTTCCTGGTCGGGCATCACTTGCGCGGCCGAAGGCGTGGGCCTCGCACCGCGCCACCAGCCGCCGAAATCCCGACCGGGCGATGCGAGTGCGGGTGCGGCCAGTTCACGGCCATGGCCACACGCACGAACCGACGCTTGCGGTGGTTCCTCGGGAAGCCCATGCCGTACGCCGAAGGCCATGGCCAGCGAATCGCCAAGGCCGTGCCGAGCGGGCGAGAGCACTACGCGTTCACGGGGCGACGACGCGCTGGCGGCTACGTCTACGTGTTCCGTCCCGATCACCCAGCCGCGCCCACGACCGGCGCGAGGGCTGGATACGTGCTGGAACATCGCGTCGTGCTGGAAGCCACGCTCGGCCGCCTGCTGCGCGACGACGAGCACGGGCACCACATCAACGGCGTGCGTGACGACAACCGCCCCGAGAACCTGGTCGCGATCACGCGCAGCGCGCACCGTCGACTGCATCGCCCCGACGACGACAACGGCGAAGACTACCGCCGCCGCCAGTCGGAGAACATGACGCGCGTGTGGGCTGAGCGACGGGCCAAGAAGTAGCATCATCACTGGTTGCCGAGCTCCTGCAGCCACGCGGCCGCGGCCGCCTTGGCGCCCTTCGCGTGGCGGTGCAGCGCGATTGCGAACTGCTGCACGCGCGGTTGACTCCGGTCCTGGCGCGGCGCCTCCGCGGCGGCGACCATGGCGTCGGCCTGCGCCATCGCCTCGCGCAGCGCCTCGACGACGCTACCCACGGGCGAACCCCGCCATCACCGTGATCGAGCCTGAGCCGGTCACGTTGCCGTCGAACGCGAGATGCCGATTGACCGTGCCCGCCACGGTGCCTCGCTGCGCGGCCGGGGCGCTGGTGACATTGCTGAAGGTGACCAGGTCGGCGTAGGTGCTGTCGTCCGCGGAGTGGCGGATCTTCCCGACGAAGCCGGTGAAGCCCGACAGCGCGGTGACGTGCAGGTAGCCGGCGCCGCCGCCCGATGAGCTCGCGCCGGCGTCCTGCGACTCGGCCCCTTCTGTGTTCCAGTCGACCGTCTTCGCCGTCAGGTGCTGGAGCACAATGCCGTCATCGACCGACCCGGTGATCGTGCCGGTCTCCTTCACGCGGTGCAGCGCGCCGCGCTTCACGGTGCGGCTCTGCTTCGCGACGAAGATCCCAGCGGCGCCGACGAACTTGGCGCCCACCGTGTTGCCGGTCAGCCCCAGGCAGAGGATGCGCTGCGTGCCTTCGCTGCCGACGAACGGGTTGACCGCGTCGTCGAAGTAGCGTTCCAAGGCGAACGACGCGCGCTTCATGCCCGTGGCGGTGTCTTCCTGCCACGTCTTGCCGAGGCCGTCCGTGCGCTCCATGATCGACTCCTTCTCGGGGCCGTCGATCGTCTGGATGTCGCTGGGCAGCAGGTCGACGCCGTCGACCAGGACGAAGCCCACGCTGTTCGAGCCGTACTTGGCCATCGGCTAGCCCTCCGCCTTCGGCGCCAGCGCCGCCTTCAGCGCCGCCGTGATGCCGGCGACGTCCACCACCGGCGCGAGGGCGGCGTGGTTGACCGGGCAGGCCGCGTCGGGCACCCGCTGGTTGTGCGCATGGCCACAGGTGCACGACGCCGGGACCATCAGGCCCTGCGCGATCAGCCAGGGCCACGAAGCCACGGGCACCCGCTCGCACGACGCACCGGCGTCGGCCAGCACGCTGCGGTCCTTCGTCGTGAGATGCACGGCGGCCCGCCAGTCGCGGCCCGTCATGACGAGCTCGCCGCCCGAGAGCATCGAGCCACTCGTGGGGCTGGGGTTACGCTGCTGCTGGCTCATAGCCACACGCTCCACAGATGTCGCGGGACACCGTGCCAAAGCCCGCCGTGGGCACCAGGCGCAGGGTCTCGCCGCAGTTCGGGCACTTGTCGCCCCCACGGCCGTTCGGCACTCGCGCGGCGCGCACCTCGGCCGCCGTGATGGCGACGGTGGGCGCGAGCCCCACCAGGCCGCCCAGCGCCGTCGCCGTGCGCTGCGCGCGCTCGACTTCGGCCCGGATCTCGTCGCCGGCGATCCCCCCCGCGCCGAGGCGCGGTTCCAGCCAGCGGCCGATCTCGGCCAGCTCGCGCGCGAGGATCTGGGCGCCGGTCATACGCGCTTCTCCGCTTCCACGTTGAAGACCACCAGCGGCCGTCGGTGGCTGTCATAGCGCAGCACATACGGCGTCTGGAGGCACGACACGCGGTGGTAGAACGTGCCGCTGAGCGTCGCGGCCTGCACGCGCCCAAGGGCCTCGTAGCAGTCCTGCGCCATCGTCAGGGCCGCCTCGAGGTCGTCGGCCGGGCCGCGGGTGATGACCTGCAGGCGTGGCCACTCGAACACCAGGGCGTCGGCCCCGAAGTTCGGTTCGGACGTGCGGGCGCCGGCATACGGCAGCAGGCCGACGACCGTGCCGGTCTCCGGCCGGTCCTGCACGGCGCCGATGAACAGGTTGGTGCCGGCGGTCAGCGCCGGCACTTCCGTGGCGAGGTAGGTCGCGAGGTCCTGGGCCATCACGACGCGATCCCCAGTTCGGCGCGCACATCCTCGGCCACGTCACCCAGCAGCGACGGCGCCGCGGCGAGCAGCGGCCGCTCCAGGTACTTCGGGCCGCCGCCGTTCGGGTGGTTCAGACTCATGTCTTCGTGCTGCACTTCGGCGTACGCTTCCGCGGCGCCTCCGAAGCCCAGACGCACCTGCACGCCCCCGTCGACGTATTCGGGCAGCTCGACGTGGCCGGAGTCGCGCAGGATGCCCTGGTCGACCGGCACGTAATGCTCTTTCGAGTCGGCCATGATGGCCTCGCCGCGGCGATACAGCGCGCCACCGGTCGCCGTGAGCAGGCGCTGGGGTGCGGCGGCCAACGCGCCGAGCAGCTCGTCGAGGCCCTGCAGGGTCAGCTCGGCGTTCATCCCAGCGCGACCTCCGTCGCGTATCGATCGCCGGTCGAGGGGTCGGCAACGCCGTCGAGGGTGAGCACCGGCGCGGTGCGGCCATCGGGCAGCGTGAAGCGGTCGCGCAGGTCCACGGCCACCGGCCGCGGGAAGATCAGCCGCGCAGTGCTCAGGCGCTCCTGGCCTTCGGTCGTGCGGACCGGGCGCTCGGTCAGGTCCACCACCGCCTGGCGCGACACCAGGGTCGCGTAGGTCGGCTTGCCGAACGTGTCCTGGCTGGTGTACGCCGCATGGCCCACCGTCGCCTGCAGGCCGGCCGTCACGGCATCGGCCGTGCGCAGGGCGGAGCGGATGAGGGCGTCGAGGGCCATGCGGTGTCTCAGGCGCGCGCCAGCGCGATCGGGCCTTCCATCGAGCGCGTGCGGACCGTGCCCCACGGCGCGACGAGATACCAGACGGCGTCCGGCAGCACCTTCACCGCGACGGCCGACGTGAACGTCATCGAGATGGACCCCACCGACAGCGAGGAGAGGCCCTGCGCCTCCACCTCGCTGTCGGCGGTGCGGTCAGCCGCGAGCAGCTGCCGCGCCAGTTCGGCGCAGGCCTCGACGATCCGGTCGGGGATCGTGGTGCTGCTCAGCGTGTTGCCGTGGATGTCGCGCAGTCCCGTGCGTGGCCAGGCGAGCCGCTGGGTGGTGGACGCCGCGGCGCCCGCCCACACAAGGTGCTGATCGAGCAGCCGCGTCGCGGTCAGCAGGGCGCGGTGCTTCTGCTCCACGTAGGCGGCGCGCCAGGCATCCCCGTACGCGTGCGCCTCGTGGTAGGCGTCCGCCTGCGCCAGCGTCGCGTAGACGTTGGCGTCCGCGGCGCCGGCCGTCGCGACGAGGGTGGGCGGCGGCATGGGTTACCCCTGCGCCGTGAGCGCGTCGATCTTGGCGGCGAGCGCCTTCACGATGCCCGTGCGCGGCTGCGGGCGCGCGGCCTCCTGCGCCTGCAGGGCTTCGAGGGCCTCGCGCGTGGTGGCCGCCTCGATGATCGGGATGGCCTGCGCGACCGACAGCGTGGCGATGTCGACCGCCGGCGCCGAGGCCGCCGCGGGAACGGGCGCCGCGGGCGCGGGGGCCGGCGTGCCAGGGGCCTCCGGCGGCGGATCCGCCGCGAACAGCGGGTGCACGGCCGGATCGAAGTCGCGCTTCGCCAGCACGAGATA